CATCCTTAGCGTGTGCTACAAGAATTGAAAGAAACGGTGCAGCATGTAGTTTGCGAGTAATGTCTGTTACCCACTCTTTCAAGTCGCCCCATTTACCGAACTTGTTGTTGCGGTTCTCCGGCTTTTCACCAAAGAATTTTTCTGCACGATCCATTGCCACGCCGAGCGTGTCAACGATAACAGTCTTGTATGGGTGTTCCTTGTTTACAAGGTCACTTAGGACTGCATCGAGTTGTTCGTGACTATTAACGCTCATAACGTCAACTTCTTTCCAGTCACGTGCGATAGCAGATGAACCACCCTCAGTGTCGATAACAAGCACCGGCGACAGCTCTTTAAGTTCAGATGCTGAAGCAGCTAGCCACGACTTACCACGCTTTGGGTCTCCGTAGAGAAGAATGGTTTTAGGTGTTTGATGTTGCGAAGCCTTGGTCACATGTTTGAGCCAGGGCAGGTTAGTGAATTCGCTCACTTTATCTCTCCTTGATATTGGATATCCATTGTAACATATTCAATGTTAATTATAGGTCTTTCAATGCGTCTCGGCGTGTCTCCGCCAAAAAGATTGCAATCTGTGTCGCCCGATAGCCTGCGTGTGCAAACCAGAAAGCGGCCAAACCGAATGCTGTAAACTTCAACCATACTGTTTGAAGATCAACTCCAAAGATGAAGAATATTACAGCAAGAAACAGTCTAAGCACAGTAGCTAAAACCATTGCTGCTTTAAAAATTTTAATATCGTTAAGCATTGTTCTCCTCGAACACTTTGCAGTTGAAACATTCTGGCTCTTTCGCAAAAGCTTCGACTGTTTCACCATTCTGTAGCCTAGACCAAATCGATTCTAGCCTATTCCACATTCCCTGAGCGAACTGTTCGCTATAAGGGAACGTGTATGTCCACACGTCCGGGTCATACGTTCCATCCCGGTTGATGAACACAAGTGAACAAGCATCGATTTCTATACCAGACTTGTTCAAACCCCAAGCATAAATTTGTGCTTGAGCATAATACTTTTTCAAACTATATTCGGCCTCAGCATAAACCTTAGTAGACTTACTAAGACCATACACAACCTCTTGCAAATGACGTGACTTGTCACGCTTACTCGTTTTCCAGTCAACAAGATGTTTACCATCAACAAGAACAAGATCCGGCTTAGACTTGATAACACCATAGCCATCAAGTTCACCCAACACAATCGACTGCTCAACGATAGCAGACTTCCACTCCGGAAACTCTGCAAGGTCAGCAGACTCAATGCGTTTCTCCAGAAACTCGTGCGTTGCAGTGCCAATCTTAGCACCCAACCAATACTTAAACTCACCGGCCGGTTTGCCCAAAAGCTTCTTAGCCAAATGGTATTCACAAGGGTCACTAAAATCTGATGCGCCAACCTTTTTCTGTTTGTCACGATCAGACTCTTGCTTAAACAAACCTAAAGCAAGTTCCTTAATTCTCGAATCATCAATCATACTTCTCCTTAAAAAAGCGTATCCAACTTTGGTGTAAAGTCTACACCACCCCAAATACCATGTTGCTCATTGTTCGCTACAGCAAAATCATAACACTGTTTCAACAACGGACATCCATAGCACAAAGCTTCACATTCATCCTCCGTCAAACTACGTGGAGGACCATCAAAACCTAAAGCATCATAATCCTGATAAAAATATGGATTATTTAAACAAGGCCAATACTCTTTATTGCTAATCGCTTCACGTTGAGCATCAATCAAAGCGCTCATAGCCCTGCTGGCTTCAGGTTTTATACCATAATATGCTGGAATAAAAAATCCCATTTAGTTTTCCTCATCCAAATACTCTAAAGCGTCTTCGTAACGAATACGGTGAACGCTAGCTATAATCAAGCCAAGCGTTGCAAGAACACCAACAACAATTAGACCCAACAAAACAAGTGCTTCAATCATTTCTCTCCTTTCAAAATGTCGATAGCATGCTTTACAATATCTGACGGAACAGTTTCAGCCATACTATATTTAACTAGATAACTCAAAGCTTCTTCAACCTTTACACGAAGCGCAAGATCTTCCATCTCACGAGCAAACTCTTCCGGCGAAAAAGTTGGTGGATTAAGTTTCTTTTCAACAACCCAATCATTATACGCTTTAAGAATAGACAAGTCAAGCACCGTTTCGAAAGTTTCTACTTCGCCGGTAGCATAATTAATCATTTCATATTCAGGCATCTTTACCCCAACCCTCTCCTTTAAAAGTTACAACAGGTGCAGAGAACACTTTAACCATAAACACGTCACAATCCGGACATGTAATATCCGTTGTGTCGTTAATGCTTGCAACGATCTCTGCAGTCATTCCGCACTCTGCACAAATATAATCATATATTGGCATTACTTATCGGGCCAATGCTTATCGATAACCATCAACGCAATGATTGAATAGTTTGCCAAGTCAATGAACGAATCACGCAGACTCTCATTCTCTGGCGTTGCACCGTTATCCATCAAGTGGTTGATACGTGCCAACTTGTCGTGCATGCGCACTCGTAGGCCGTTCAGAGCACCACCCGGTGCACCGGAAATGTTTGTCGGCCCATAGTCACGATGTTTCTTCAGCAACAACAGTTCAGCTTCGCTAAACTTTTCTGCAAGATCTTTTTCGAAACTCACAATATTCTCCTTAACCATAAATTAGATCGCCATAAACCATGTATTGCAACACTGCGTCGCTTGTGCAAGCGTCTGGGTCGTCCATACCGCAACCACCACAGTGAGTATATTTTTCACGCACAAGTTTGTTGTGTGCCTCTACAAGCATCTCTGGCGTGAAATCGGTAGTAACAATAACATCTTCATCGTTTCTCGAAAAGTGTCGAAGTTTAGCGTTACAGGGTTCACTCCAGTCGCCACCATCATATTTGATGCCAATAAACCATTCAGAATATTCCCAACCTGAACCTAGTGTATTAGACCAAATCTCTTGAACATCAACCTGATCGTTAACAACAGAATATGTTTCTCCCTTAATGAGAGCAATAATGTTGTCAACATTCATGAGTGTAGAAAACTTGTGAAACTTCATATCAGGTTCTTTAAGTGCTTCAAGCAACTTGATAATACGCTCCTCAGCCCGGCTAGCACCCAAATCAATCCAATACTGATACTTGCGTTCAATATCCGCACCACCAGTTACCGGGCCACGTTTATACATTTTCTCAAACGCATCAAACTCACGCAACATAGTTTCCATGTCACGAATCTCATCCTGATTCACTAGTTATCTCCAATCTGAAAACGGGTAGGTCTAAAAATGATCAGGGCCGAAGGAAATGGGGCAGCGTCCTTTGGCCCATCTGGTCCTACGAACTTTATCCGACCACGAAGAAAGCGTATTTCACCAAGCATTGCATAATTATGCCACCAAGCGGTGTCGGTTCTAGCGGGAACTAAGCAAACCACAGTTGCGCCACTCTGGGCGCTTTCAACAGCTTTAGCCATCCACTTCTTTATCTCCCGACCATATGGTGGATTCATCCATACTGTTCCGGTCCACTGTTGCTTTAGGCCATCTTGTTCTTTATCGTAGTAGTTATCTACTTTTTTGTTCCATTCTGAAGCGCAAGCGTCTAACGTGAAATGAAACTCCCGGTTTAGTTCCGCAAAAAAATCATCAGGCGTAGCCCAATCTTCCGTCGCAGAACTAAACATCCCTACATTCATACTCACTATTTATCTCCTTTAACTTCATCACGAATAAAAGCAATAATATTTGCCACTGCCGCATCATTAGCGCAACAGAAACACTGATCTTCTTCCTCGGCCCAAACTTCAAGCAACGCAAAAATACGTTCACGTTCCTGAAGTTTAACAACATCAATCAGGTTCTTGTTAAACATTAACTGATCCACTATTTATCTATCTCCTTTAACTATGGCTATCGTGCTTTCCGGGCAACCGACATCTCTCAACAACTTAATAATACGTTCCAGCTCGAAAGCCCGGCCCGCATTAAACATTATACGTTGACTATCTGACATTTGTTGAATGTCCTGTTGAGTAATCTTAAAACTCTTACCCACTATAACCTCTCCTTAAACTCTCATTCATACTAACACGATCCCTGACAAGTTTAGAAAACTGTCCCAAATCGTAAGTGTTCTCAGCCAAAATCTCGTAAGACACCACCGAACGTTTCTGACCATTACGATCCAAACGCCCCGAAGCCTGCTCATTTAAAAGCCGATTATCGTCCTTAGATAACCAGACCACAACTGAACACGCATCCTGTAAACCATCAGTGCCCTCACCAATCGCTGAAATCACACCAACAATAAACTGTATCTCACCGGCCTTAAAAGCCTCCAAAGCCCTGTTACGTGCCTCCTGCGTGGATGCACCAGACCATTCAAAAGCAGTAAAACCTTTAAGTCTCAACCTGTTAACAGTCAGTCTAGCAAACTTTTGGCTATGTGTCAACACAAGCATCTGCTCACCTGCCGGATGGTCTGAAATGATTTCAAACAATTCATCCAACTTAGAAGATTTACAATCATCCGCAAACGTTACCACATTATCGTCACCAATAGTTGGCATACCTAAAGTGATTTGACGCAACCTAATACGCATAGCCACCGGCACATCAACAATCAAAGGATTATCACCCAACCATACACACAGCTCCTCTTCAAGACGATCATAAATACGTCTCTGTTCCGGCAACAATTCAACCATACGTATCTCCTCAACAATAGGAGGTAACTGTGAATCAATACCGTCAGGATGATGAACGCAACAATTGTCACGTTTCAAGTGTCGAATATAGCATGGAATACTATCAACAATTGTGCCAGGATTCAGCTCGCCGGTAACAATTTTGCCTGCAAAAAAATCCACTTCAGTATCACAATACTTTTCAACCCACTGCCAATATGATCGGCCAGCAACATCAGGAAACACCCAACGCAAGACAGACCAAAAACCGTCAATCCTGTTACCGGCAATAGTTCCAGACATTGCAAGTTTAGATTTAGCTTTCAACGTGTGCAACATTAAAGCAGTTTTAGACTTCCTATTAGATGCCCTATGTGCTTCATCAAACACTGCAAAATCTGGCACAATACCCTGCCAATGAAACTTTCGAAACATTTCCGGCGAAATAATATACCAACCCTCAACCCGGTTAGCTAACAGATCAAACGCAATCTTACCATTTTTAGACGAATTCAAATGTTTAACAGAAACATTATCTAACTGTGCAAAAATAGTTTTCTCCCAAGCAGACACGTGTGTGCCTTTAGGTGCAATAACCATGTTAACTTTAGAGCCAAGCCTTTTAGCAACCTCTACAGCAATCAAAGTTTTACCACCACCAACCTGAGTGGCAACAATAGCGTTACCACCAGATTGAATGATTTTGTCAATATCTTCCGCTTGATAAACATAAGGGATTAACCTATTTATCAATATATTCTCTCCAATAATTTTCGTCAAGTGAACCAATTGACTGTTTAAAGGATTGGCGACCCTGTTCGACCTCTTTAGATTCTATAACATCAACAATAATTACTATGATAGGTGTTAGAATCGCCAATCCTATAGTCAAGGATATCAGTAAATTAATTAACACTGCCTAAAATTCTTTCAGCGTAACCGTTCCGGAATATTTGCGGGATAACAAATTCGTCACCCGAAACATATTCGAAATCATTACTAACAACTTTAACTATTGCTTCACCGGAAACAGCACCAACACCCATACTATATATAGATAGACTGTATGTGCCATCCGGTAATGATGTGAGAGACCATTTACCGTCAGACATTTCATCTTTAACATTTAAAGATTCGGTGTTAGACAAGATCTCTTGCACTGTTCGATAATTGGTTGTGCCTATCGCTTTACCAAGTTGTGTGCGTGGCACACCGGCTTCTTCAGCGAGACGCATAGCAATGTCTCGGTCTGTTTTGAAACTAGATAGGCGTTCGCTGAGTTCTAGTTTCAGTTCGGCCTCAATCGTTGCCTTAGCGATAACATACGCTTTATGACGCTCAATAAGAGCATCCAAAGCCTGCCTAGCATGATTGTTTAATCTAGTCACTCAAAACCTCCGCAACACCCTCAGCAACAACCTTTTCAACAAAACCGTCACCATCCGCTACACCAATAGTTAGCGAAGTGTATTCGGATGTCAACAATTTAAGATCATCAACATTAACAGTATTGTTTGTGTCAATAACACCCCACACTACACCCTCAGTGAGTGGTTTAATGTTCCAGGATGTTACATTTTCGGCATCAGATAGAAAACGGTTATCTCTAACAGTTTCCATTACTG